CGCACAATTGCTTCAGACTATAGCGAACCGTTACCTATGGAACGACAGGTTTTTGTCTTCTGCGGGCGTACTGGGACTGGAAAATCTCGTAGGGCCTGGGACGAAGCCGGTTTTTCTGCTTACCCTAAAGACCCTCGTTCAAAATTCTGGGATGGTTACAGAGATCAGCAACATGTTGTTATCGATGAATTTCGAGGCGGTATCGACATCTCCCATATACTCCGGTGGCTCGATCGGTACCCTGTGCTTGTGGAGATCAAAGGATCTTCTACACCACTGGTAGCAAACAAGATATGGATAACTTCTAATGTACATCCGTTTAATTGGTATCCTGAACTTGATGAAGAAACAAGAAATGCTTTACTTAGAAGATTACAAATAACAGAATTTGAATAAAAAAAGTTTACAAAATGGAATATGTCGGAGGAGCAGCAGGAGCAGCTTTGGGATTTATAACTGATAATGTCCCAGGTGCTGTATTAGGTGCTCAATTAGGATATAGAGCATCATTGGCTGCGAAAAACTTTACCAAAAATAAAGATATGGCCCAAGGACAGAAAAGAAAAGCAAGACCAAGCGGTATGCCAACCAAGTATCAGAAAAGTTCTAAAGGAAAAACTATGGCAATGGTACAGAAAAGGATGGGAAAGATGGCAAAGGGCAAGCCTAAGGCTGGAAAAGCTCCAACTGGAACTTATCGTGGTCGTTTTAAGAAACCTCGCAAGCTTGTCAAGGATATTAAGGCGAAGGCTGGAAAATTAGGATGGCAACAAGTTTTGGAATTTAATGGATCAGTATCAGATGCTGATATTGTGTATTTACATTATAATAATTATCAAAAAGATGAAATATTTAAAACAATTACTGGAGCTATTGTAAGAACATTGTTTAGGGAAGCAAAAATTGATATTTCAAATCAAGAACAAGTGTTGCAATTGAATACTCCTACAACTTCTCAATTTAACGCTTCTAATGCTTTTATCATTACATTTTTAACAATTAATCCAATTACACAGGCAATCCTTGAAACTAATTATCCGATTCCAACTAATGCAACACTCAGGGCTGTAATTTTAGGTTGTTATAACACACCTGGTCATATTGGGCAATTTATGAATTCTTATATGACTAATGGCTCAAATTTAGAACCTTATGGTATTTATTTGCATAGGGATGTACAAGCGTTAGGTCGTATCCATATGGCATCATTAACATTCGAGAATTTAATGGTAGAAATTGAATGTAATTCTACTTTAACTGTTCAGAACAGTACTTTGGGTTCAGGAACATCTACTGATCCTACTGCAGATCGAGTAGATAATCAGCCTTTAAAAGGCAGTTTGTATCATTTTGGGAATGCTGATCCTCGATTAAAACAAACTGCAAGTATAGGTAACGGTGTTTTAAATAACATCGATTGGGTATTTTCATCTGGTGTAACCCGAGGTATGGTTGCATTTGGAGGTTCTATATTTCCTTATGATATTGATAAAGAGCCTCCTACCACTCGTATGTGGAAAAACATTAAGAAATCTAGCGGTATTACATTAGATCCAGGTAATATCAAAAAGACTAGTATATCTAACAAGTACAAAAACTATTTTGTTGAATTATTAAAAAAATTTAGAGCCGATGTATTTGGAACAACTCAAGGTTTACCAATTTTTAATAACGTTAAAGCTTGTCAAAGTCAAATTTTAGCTTTGGAAGAACGTATTCGAACTGCTAGTACAAATTTAATTACTGTAAATTGGGAATATGAAAATCGCAATTACTGTATAGCTTATCCTAAAAAAACAAGTGAGACCAATGTTCGTGGATTATTCCAAGCTTTTGCTTTAGATGCTTGGGTTCCAGTCGAGTAAATAATAAATTGTAGCTGTCTAATCTCTCTCTCTAACCAACCCCCACCAAACGAAATTTATCTTGTCGAAAAAATCGAGACTACATCCTGTCCACGAACTACTATAATAACCAAATATGAAAGGAAGGAGTATCGGTGACGATGCTCCATCGGGGGGTGAAACCCCCCTACCGTTAAAGCCGAAGGCCGGAGACTACATCCGTGTCAGTACACTCAGAAGTCACTTTGTAAAATGAGACTTCAATGTTACCTACTGACACGGGGTCTCAAGTCTCACTTAGATCAGGGGGTGCTTGTCACCCCCTCCCCTCCTATAAAACACGTGGCGCCACATGGAACGTTATGGAACAACGCCACATAAGCCACATCCCTATATAAGAAACGACCTCCCCCTTGATCTGAAATGACTAAACCATTGCCTGATCAATCTGCTTTTGACTTTTGTAACACAAACGACAATCCATTTTATTCTCAAGAACCTTTTGATCAATGCCGCAAACGAATGAAGCAACTACACGACGTCAAGGAAGAATTTGGCTACTCACGATCCCCCGGGATGACTGGAATATCCCAACGCAGTTACCAGAATCGGTCGCCTACATTAAAGGGCAGAGAGAACTGGGCGCTGCCACTGGATATGAGCATTGGCAAGTCATCACCTATTTCAATAAAAGTTTAAATATACTTATTTAGAAGTTTCATTACGGGTGGTCAAATCAATTTTTGGAACAACCGCTCACTGCGAGCTTACTAGATCAGCAGCGGCCGATGAGTACGTCTGGAAAGAGGAAACACGAGTCCCCGACACGCAGTTTGAGTTGGGGAGAAAGCCCCACCGACGTAACGATGCCGCCGACTGGGATCGAATTTGGGAGTCAGCCAAGTCTGGAAGAATACTCGAGATTCCAGCCAATGTACGAGTTCAACATTACCGGACACTGCGCACAATTGCTTCAGACTATAGCGAACCGTTACCTATGGAACGACAGGTTTTTGTCTTCTGCGGGCGTACTGGGACTGGAAAATCTCGTAGGGCCTGGGACGAAGCCGGTTTTTCTGCTT